TTCTACGTGAAGATGATGGAGAAGAAAGGTTTTAAGCACAACACAGTGCGTTCGTTGATCTATCAGATGACACGACAAGGGCAGTTTCACCAAGACATTAGTGGTGCCCTGACCGCGGTGGCTAACGCGTATGTGCCGTTGAAGTCGAGCAAGTCGCCCGTTGTTAAGCAATTGAAGATTAAGAAGCCTGCGAAGGTGAAGCCGCTTAGCGCACCTGTGCAAGCCGCTGGCATTGCCGCGCTACCTGCGCAAGATACCCCAGCCCCGCGCAAGGCTACGCACTCCCTGCTCGTTAACCACAACTGGAACGCACAAAGGGAAGTTGATAAACTGAGCGTGACGCAAGCTCGTGCTCTGTATGATTTACTTAAAACAATCTTCGGAGGTTGATATGAAATCCCAATGGTTTCCACTTGTCGTCACACTAATGGTGTGCGCAGCGTATTACCTAGCCAAGAATTAAGGAGAACACCATGACACCTGAAGACGAAGAATTTAACCGCATTGAAATGGAGTCCCGCATCAAGCAAGACTACGTGCGAGATATTAAGAAACCATCACGCGAGGCGTTACTAGCAGAGGTTGCAGTGCTAACCGAGATGGTGCGTGTGCTGTCGGCAAGGGTTTCAGAACTGGAGAAGAACACATGAAAGTAAAAGACATAATTGAACACGAAGACGGCAGTGCAACCATCACGCTGTACATGACTAGTGAAGAACACATGGCTGTCATGGAGGGCGCGTTGATACGAGGCATAGCGTTAGGCATGACAGCTAAACACGAAGGTTGGAGTGGCTTCACGCCCGAGGAGTGGCGCACCATTGTCAACAACGCCATCGAAGCCAAACGAAAGGAGGCGCTATGAAAACGATTGTTCACGTCAACCAACACATCATTAAATCAAACCGAGCAACAGGTGCAAACGACCCAGTGCTTACAGTAAAAACATACAAAGATAACCGCTACGCGCACGCTGTGGACATCAAAGGCCCAAGCAAAATTGTTTATTCACCCGACAAACCGTTGTCGTGTGGTGCGCATGTGTGGATTGAAACCCAATCAGAAGTGGAGGTGCTTGCATGAAAGAACTTAAAGAGATGGCGCTGTGCGTTACACCGTTCATAGTATCGGCACTGCTGGTGTACCCGCTTATGGCAATCGTGGGCGGGAACTTTGACCCGTTCATGTGGGATCGTACTGACCGAGCTTTTTACTTTCTCTGTGTAGTGGTGTTTGGGATTATGTTACTTGCGCGTGTGATGGTTGTGCATGAGGAGAAGGCATGATGGCTACCATAGAAAACATCGCACTGATGACGTTCCTCATGCTGGTAGGGGCGGGCGTGTTCTTTGCTGTCCTTGCTGGACTTGTGTATTTTCTGGAGACAATGGATGACTAAAGATGAAATTTTTAAACTGATTGAGACTAATGGATTGTCATTGCATGGCGACATAGAACACTTTGCCACCCTTGTGGAAGACCATGTTCTTATGAAGCAACTAGAGTTACCTCAGCCAAGGTTGACGGGTAAGTTCTCCGTCAAATCGGATGTACTTAAATGCACGGGGTGCACGGGTACTTGGACAGACCGCGAAGATGCAAAACACCATTCATGTAAGGATTACCAATGACTAGAAGTAACATCACAGGTAGAGACAAAGAGTTTTACGAACTCGGCAAAAGAATGTTTGATCGGATTAAACCGCACAAACCCATCAAGCCATACTTTGACACCATCCAAGAAGACATCGACTTGCTGTATGAAGCCAACAGCGCGGATGTAGAGGCGTTGGAGGACGCAAAGATAACTCTAAACGTCATCAAAGAAGTAGACCCCGGCGTTTACGACGAGATCATTGATTCAGCGCTAGCACTGATCGACAAGGCGTTGGGCATGAGCTATGGCGATGCCATGAAAAGAGTAACGGACAGAGCAAAAGGAAAAAGCAGATGACTAAAGACGAAATGACAATGCTGCTACGCAGCGTAGGCTGCAACGAGAACACGGTCACAGCGATGGAGAACGCCTTTGATCTGGGTGTTGAGTACGAGCGTGAAAGGCTGGCGTCCATTGCAGAGAAGAACGGCAGCGACATTCTTGCGATGCAAATAAGAGGTAGAGAATGACATGGCCCTTCCCAACACAACCACCGACACCTTGGACTCCACAACAGGTCAAGGAGTACCAAGCGAAGCAACGTCAACAACTACCGGAGAGCCCGCTATGACAATCATGAACGCGTTTCATCCTGACTACATGAAGACGTTTCACCCCGACTTCATGAAAGACTTCCGCACGATTGCTGCCAACCAAGAGGAGCGCAAGATCAACGAGCCGCACAAAATCATCAGAAAACCTAGGGCGGTAGAGCGTGCAGCCAAGCAACACTCAAAAACAGGAACCGAGTAATGAGAAAGCAGAGCAAGTACAAGCCAAAGGGTGTCCGCGCTGACGTGATGAGCTACGTACTCAAAGGGCTGCAACCGTTCAAGACGGTGGAGTACAGTACAACACTGCGCATACGAAACCATGACGCCATGGACGCACTGCGTAGGGGAGACGCGACTGTCGCGGACCTCGACATTCTGATCGCTGCATTTAATATGTGTGAGGCATACGTGATGTTGCGACCTGAGTTGGGCAACGATTGGAAAGAAGAGATTACCGCTGGCTTAGACGCACTTCATGCTGTGGGTAGGCGCGGTATCGAGTCCAAGCGATTCATCCTCAAGGCAGAAGAACTCAAGGCTATGAACTTGGTGCTTGAGATACACGACGCACAGCTGGACAACACGACAATCAGCGACATGGAGAAGGCGATGGACATCGTCACGAAAGAGTACCGCGCTAAACGTATGCGCCCGATAAAATAGAAGGAGCAAGCATGAAAGCAGACGACCGACAAGTGGGCGGCAACCACTACAAAGAGATGCCAGTACAGCCGTGGGTAATCATGGAGCACGTACTGACACGCGAAGAATTTATTGGGTACTTGAAAGGCAACATCATCAAGTACAGTTTGCGCCAAGGTAAGAAGGACGAGTACGACATCGGCAAACTAGAACACTACATGCAAAAGCTAAAAGAACTGACAGGCTGAGGTATTTCATGAAGCAACGTGTGCAAGCCTTGTAGATGCAAACACATTTTGTTGGTGGTGTGGGCCTCGGCCATAAGGATTGTCCCTGCACCGCTACGCTCTCAACGCAACGAGGGGGTGCGTAATCTACTATCCCCCTCACCCTTACTAAACACAACAGGAGAAGATCATGAGTTTTGGAAAAGCCGTAGCAAAAGGTGAAGGTCAAATCGTTGACGAGTACCGCGAGCTAAGCGACAAAGAAAAGCTGCACCAAGCACAGCAGTACATCAAGCGCTTGCGTAATCAAATCGACGATATAAAAGGCGAGGCAATGTTGTATCGCAGATTACGCCAGCTGGAAGTCATCATCATGGCAGAGGATGGCGCAAAGTATTTGAAAGGCGTTGACCTTGATCGCTACATTGATGATTTACCCCACATAGGCGGGTTCACCCGCACTGAGTTGCTGAAAGAGCTAGTCCCTGTATTGAACAGTTTGTTTGGTGAGGAGTACGAGCGCTACCAAACGGAGCACGGGGTCGAAATAGCGGCGCACCTAGAGAAAATGGAGGCGATCAATGGCAATGACACCAGAGGCTAAAGTGAAGAAGCAAATCAGAAAGATACTGGACATAACCAAGACCTACTACGCTATGCCGATTGGTACGGGTTATGGTAGCAGCGGAGTGCCTGACTTCTTGGCGTGTCATGATGGGCACTTCGTCGGCATTGAAGCGAAGGCTGGTAAAGGCAAGACCACAGCGTTACAGGAAGACAACCTGCAACGTATCAGGGACAGCGGCGGTAGCACGCTGGTGATTAACGAGACCAACCTACATGAGTTGGAAACATTTTTAGGAGCGAGTAATGACAAGACGAACATTTGAGGAAACAAAAGAGTCGCTGGAGTTCATGGAACAGGTAGACAGCCTTAGCCAACAACAGCGCGATCACCTGCGCATCGTGGTGAAGAAGATCATCGCGTGCTATGTCGACCCAAAGCATCACGCAGTCATTGTCGTGGGTAACGATGACAGCGAACAAGCCGCGCTGTTGACGATCAACGCAGATGAGATGGAGGCTGCGACTATTCTGGCAAAACTGGAGGGCATGTTCTACGAATTAAACACGGTAGGCGCACCACCCAAGGAGATGATGAATTGAGCGCACCATTTAAACAAATCGTAACCATCGACTTCGAGACGCGCTGGGACAGCAAAGAGTACACGCTGTCGAAGATGACAACAGAGGAGTATGTTCGTGACCCAAGATTCAAAGCGTTCGGAGCTTGCCTCCATGTATATGGAAGCGATGGAATTGTGCAATGGTATGGAGACAACGAGCTACCTAGAGTCTTATCAACATTCGACTGGGGACGAACCGCCATCCTTGCTCATAACGCCCAATTTGACGTCTCCATACTTGAATGGCGCTACGGAGTACACCCCTGCTTCATCTTCGACACGCTATCAATGGGACGCGCTTTACGAGGCGTGGAAGTTGGCAACTCCCTTGCAAAGCTGGCGCTCGACTTTGGACTTCGACCCAAGGGAACGGCGGTCTATAGCAGTGAGGGCCTCACATCAATTTCGCCAGAGATTGAAAGAGAACTTGCCGACTACTGCGCCCATGACGTGTACCTGTGCGAAGAAATTTTCACTCGGTTCATTGACGGATACCCCAAATCCGAACTGCGTCTGATTGATATGACGTTGAAGATGTATACCCGCCCTGTCCTTGAACTTGACGGGCCAATGCTTGAGGAGGCACTGTATGACGAACGAACCAAACGTGAAGCGCTACTTGAAAAGCTCGGCGTGGAAGAAGCTGCTCTCGCGTCGAACGCACAGTTCGCAAAGGTTCTTGAATCTCTTGGCGTCCCTGCGCCGTATAAGAAAAGCAAGACCACTGGCAAGCCAGCTCTTGCGCTTGCAAAGAACGATGCGCTATTCCAACAGCTCCTTAATGGGTCGAACGAAGACGTCTCCCTACTCTGCGAAGCGCGTCTTAAAGTTAAATCTACAACTGAGCGCACGCGAGCGCAGCGCTTTCTTGACATCTCCCGTCGTGGCGCGTTGCCTGTTCCCCTCTCGTACTACGGGGCACTATCGGGCCGCTGGACAGCAAGCAAGGGAAGTGCGATCAACATGCAAAACCTCAAGCGAGGTTCGTTCTTACGCAAAGCAATTATGGCTCCCGAGGGGTACGAACTCGTCGTGGGGGACCTCTCGCAGATTGAGCCGCGAGTCCTCGCGTGGCTTTCGGATTACGCAGATATGCTCGACATCTTCCGCGCTGGGGGTGACCCTTATGCCGCGTTCGGGGCTCAGATGTTTAACATTCCCGGGCTTACCAAAGAGTCTCATCCAGACCTTCGTCAGTCTGCAAAGTCGGCGTTACTCGGGTGCGGTTATGGCCTTGGCTGGGCATCGTTTGCGGCGCAATTACTTGTCGGATTTCTTGGCGCTCCACCGCAACGGTACAACAAAGCGTTTGCTAAACAGCTGGGCGTCAACGCCACGTATGTTCAAGCGTTCCTAGACTACAAAGACAACGTCGAGAAGATGTTGGAAATTCCCCATACCTGCACCGAGGAAGAACTTCTCACGCATTGTGTGGCGGCTAAGAAGATCATCGACATCTACCGCAGTACGGCGTACCCCGTGGTTGGCTTCTGGGAGATGTGTTCCTCGTTGATGGTGAGCGCACTGCACGATGGGCACGAGCATACTTACAAGTGCATTACGTTTCGCAAGGAAGAAATCGTCTTGCCAAACGGCATGAGTTTGCGGTATCCTAATCTACGTCAGGTCAACAAGACCGAGAAGCTGGCCGATGGTACGATCAGAACTCTGAAAGAAAAAGAGTGGGTCTACGGCGAAGAAGGTGTAACGCCTACAAAGCTGTACGCGGGTAAGATTACCAACAACATCGTGCAAGGTGTTGCGCGTATCGTGATGACGGACGGCATGCTACGCGTTGATAAACGCTACCCTGTGAAGGGGACAGTGCATGACGAATTGATTGCTGTTGCACCAGCAGAAGAAGCAGCTGCCGCTAAGACTTGGGTCTTGGCGCAGATGACTATGGAGCCGAAGTACATGCCCGGGATTCCGCTTGATGCGGATGGCGGTCATCATCGACGGTATGGGTTAGCTAAAAACTAGGAGAAGCACTATGAATATTCCATCACAGATCACAGTCGGCAAGACTACGTACACCATCAAGTACGAGGACTCGTTGCTCGATGGTCGGTACATGGGCGAGGTCAATTACGACGAGGGCTACATAACCCTGTGTCGTAGTGCCACCATCAAGGTACCCAACGGCAACGTCATCCGCATGGAGTACGGCGACGAGGAGATGCAGAACTCGTTCTGGCATGAGGTAACGCATGCCATCCTGTACGACATGGGGCACAACCTACACAACAACGAGCACTTCGTTACGCAGTTCGCCAACAGGCTCAGCGATGCGGTTGACAGCGCAAAACTTTAAACACCATGAAAAAACAGATCGCTTGGTCACACTCCTCCCTCAAAGATTTTGAGGGCTGCGCTCGGCGCTATCACGAAGTCAAGGTCTTGAAGAACTACCCGTTCACCGAGAACGAGGCAACACGCTACGGCAATCAGGTTCATGAGAGCTTGGAGTTGTACGTGCGTGAGGGCAAACCAATCCCACCAGAACACGCACAGTTCAAGGATGTAGTTGACCGCCTCTTGGGAAAGAACGGACGCAAACTTGCCGAGCATGAGATGGCTTTGACTGCTGACCTGAAGCCAACGGAGTGGAAAGCAAAAGACGTATGGGTGCGCGGCATTGCTGACTTGTTGATCGTTGATGACGACAACTTGACGGCGTGGGTTGTTGACTACAAAACAGGTAACAACAAGTACCCTGACCGTGAGCAGTTGGTGCTTATGTCCATCATGGTGTTTGCGCACTTCCCGCATATCCGCAAGGTCAACTCAGCGTTGCTGTTTCTGGTCAAGAACGATATGGTGCGCATGCAGATGTTGCGTGAGCAAGCCGATGCCTTTTGGTGGAAGTACCGCGAGCGTACAGCACGACTTGAAGCCAGTTTCGACAACAACGTATGGAACCCAAACCAAACGCCACTGTGCGGTTGGTGTCCGGTGAAGACATGCGAGTTCAACCCAAAACACTAGGAGAAAATAATGGGACTGCAAACACCAAACGATTTCAACATGACGCCGTGCAAGTGCCACATCTGCCACGGAGATATTAGAGAAGATCAACACGCAATCGAGCATGCTGGCGAAGGGCAGCTCTCGCAATCAAAAGACCCGCGTTTCAATAAAATTTTTGATTTAGTGGCAGGCTACACAACCTTGTGGTTTCACCCAGAATGTGCGACAGTTATGGCGCTGCGTTTAGCACATGACGTGATGAGAATCAAGAACATCAAGGACCAACCTGCTCGTGTAGTCGATGGACTGCGTGCGCTCTCCCAAGTCAACCAAGCCAGATAGGAAACATCATGCCCTACAAAAACAAAGAAGACCGTATTCCGTACCCAGCGTATGACCAGAAGCCCGAGGTCAAGAAAAAACGCGCTGCCCGCAATCAAGCCCGCGCCATCATGGAGCGCGAAGGAAAAGTAACCAAAGGAGATGGCAAAGATGTTGACCACAAAAAACCCCTCAGCAAAGGCGGCACCACAACGCCAAGTAACCTACGGGTTAAATCTGCCAGCGCAAACAGAAGCTACGCACGCAACTCTGACCACACAATCAAATCTAAATAGCGTTACGGTATCCTCGTCTATGCTTCACACCATCACGGGGAGCGTGCACAACACAACGAAAGTAAGCATGCCACCAGATCGGTGGCCCCACGCACAAACCAACATGGCCGAGCTCAATGAGCACGCAGCTTTTAAAGCACCCATAGCTGTGTTGGTTGATCTCTGGGTAACACGTTTTGGAAATGAATGGGTTGATCTAGAAACCGTTGAGGAAGATGAGTTCTTTCTCATAGTCTATAAACGATTGCGACAGATGGCGCACCTAGAAATGCACTACCTAACAGATCGAGCGCGATACGTTTGTAGGAAACCAGAATGAATAACAGGAGAACGCGTAATGCAGATCATTGAAGACAAGGCGTTGCTGTTACGCACACGCAACC